ACGCCGCTCAGCACGCACGCATGGAGCGAGAAGGCCAAGCGCGAAATGCTGGCGAAGCAGGTCAAGGCGGTTAGGGCGGCGAAGGAAGCGCGCGACCCGCAAGGCGACTTTGTTTCGTCGCTGTACGAAATGTCGGAGGGCGTCTACGGCTTTCCCGTCACCGGCATCAAGAACTGCATCCTTGCATCGGCGCACAAGGATCGCGGCGTTGCGCGGTCGGCGGTGATGCAGTCCCTGTTTCTCGAAGCCGAAATGACGCGCGTTCGCCCCGCCATGGCCGGCGCGATCTGCGACATGCCGCTCGTGCGGATTTGGGGCAGCGCCCCGGAGATGCGCGAGGATTCCGTCAAGATCGGCAGCGGCTTGAACAAGGTCGCAAGCCTTGCTTATCGGGCGCAATTCACGCACTGGGCCATCCGGTTGCGTGCGAAATTCAACCCCGAAATTCTGACGCCGGAAGCGTTCGCTTTTCTGGTTCAGGAATCTGGCATGGCATCAGGGCTTGGGGAGTGGAGAAATGAGAGAAGAGGCGTTTTCGGCAGTTTTCGCCTTGCCAATGCTGACGAGGAAAGGCAGTGGGAATCCTTCGCTGCCGGGAAGGGCACGCTACCGATAGGAGAGAATTATCGAATGGCGGCAGAATAAAACTAATTGGCAAGGTTGGGCAACGCGATGCCCGTTAAGTTACAGCCCGGCTTTACAAGGCTGGATTAGAAAGGAATGAAAATGACTAAATACGCTTTCCGAGAAGTTCTCACGATCAAGGGTGCCGACAAAGCCGATCCTCAAAAGATCGGCGAGGCGCTGAGTGTTCTTGCCGGTGCGGCGGGAGAATTGACGCCCGCCGTTGTCGTCACTGCCGCCAAAAATCCGAGGCACATTCTGCACCGGCATTTCGAGTGGTCCGACGAAATCGCCGCCAACGCCTACCGCCTCGATCAAGCGCGAACGCTCATCCGGTCCATCACCGTCGAAGACCATGACGGCGAAGACGGTCAAGCACCTGCGTTCATTTCCATCAGCGATAAGGGCGGCACGAGCTACCGCACTTTGCAAGCGGTAAAAGGCAGCGCCGATTTGCAGGCGAAAGTTCTGGCGCAGGCGTCGCGCGACCTTGAAGCGTGGCAATCGCGTTACCGCTCACTCGAAGATGTTTGCGAGATCGTCCGCACGGCGCAGGACGCTATCGAGAAGAAGCGCAAGAAGACGACGGAAGCCCGCGCGCAGTAGGTGCGGGGTGGCGAGGCAGGATCGGCAGGAATGGCTTGTTTCGGCTTTTCCCGGTTAAGCCAGTTTAGGCAACGCAGGCGGGGAAAGGCCAGTCTCAGCGCTGGAATGAGAGGCTAGTCGCTGCCGGGGTAGGCAGGATTGGAGGCGCATGGGCAGACCCGTTTGGGTGTGTCTCTGTAGTGTAAGGCGGGATTGGTTAGTCATCGCAGGGCTCAGCAAGCCTTAGTTTTGCGCGCTGCGTTAAGGCAGGCGAGGCAAAGCGTGTTGAGTAGCGGCGCGTCTAGGCAGGTTAAGGCAGGAATGGCACGGATGCGCACGTCAGAGCGACGTAGGGCGTGTTCGGGTTGAGTTACGAGGGAGACGGGCCAGCGCTAAACACGCCGGCCCGCTTCTCTAAGCCCTGGCTTATTGGCTTAGCCTCGCCACGATCTGCATTTCGCTAATGCACGCGCCAACCAACACGCGGCTGGCGGACCACGACCACACGCCGCTGGTATCGGCAGGCTCTTCGCCCCCAAATGTCGGCAGGCGGGCCATATCCACGCCGCGCACCCGCATTTCGTTTTCCTGGTCGAGCGCCTCTTCGTCTTCCGCGCTCGCGTTGTTTTTGCACGCTGTTTCAAACACGTGGAGCCCCGCTGTTTATTTAGCAGGCTTGACGCCCCCTGAGATTATTTATCAGCAGCTGGATTGGCGGCCTCGATAGCCTCGCGAGCAGCCTTCTCAGCCCGCCGACGCTCACGATTGGCGATCAGCAACGCGCGGCCCTTCGCACCAATCCGAGAGTAATAATCAGCATCGCCTCGGACCTTGCTCTCACCACGCCCAGAACGCCCAGCCCAGCGCGCAAGCATCTTGAAATACTGACGAACCTCAGGGGTCTCCCAATAGGTGCGCACGCGTGCTTTGTAAGCCCTTGACCACATTAGACCGAGATTACACAACTAGGTTGCTATCGCCAACATATCCACGAACTGACATATGATGTGGGAATGGCTAGGTGGACCAAGGGATGGAGCGCTCAGACGCACGCACGCGAGCGCTGTGGACGCGCTACTCAACCACCTAAAAGCCTCGCAACCTGAGGTAACAGACCACAACATCTAGATCACGCGCTCGCACACGTTCAGCAACACATAGCGATATCAATGGGTTATCGTGCGATTTCTCATAATGCTGCTTATCAAACATTTGAGAAACGCTGTTTTTCTGGCTTTCTCGACCCCCACCCCCGGTCCGACCCCGACAGGGGGGGTGCCGATGGCTATAGCCACCCCCGTACAAACTTTTTTTGGCTGGATTTTTTAGAAATGAGACAGGTCCGTGTACACCACGAAGTATAAAGGGTGCCACGGACTTGTCTCACGGTCGATTGAGACGCCGGTAGTAGGTCGCGCGGCTTAAGCCTTGGTCGAGCCAAGGTGCCTTTGCGGTCAATGACTTGGCGAGGTATTCGGCTCTAGGTTTAGCCCCGTCTTGGCGGCGCTTTTTCTGGCGTTCGAGGCGTTTTACGAGTTTACGCTGTTTTGCCCGCTGTTGCGGCGACATGTCGCAGGCGCCGATGGTGGTGATTCGCAGCTTTGCGCGGTCGGCATCTGTGAGTTTGAGTGCCCATCCGAGTTCGTGGGCTTTCCAGAATTTCGGGCGGTTTGTGGCATCGGCCAAGATTCCGGCGGTCTGAGCTATGGTCATCCAGGGCGCGTAGAGCTCGAGCCAGGACGGGATGGTTCGTAGCGGGTTGTACCCCGGCATTGCCGCCATGTGCTGCGCGATGATGGCAACGAGCCTGCGCGTGTCGGGGGTGTTGGGCATTGTCTCGCCGTATCGCCCGGCGCGCAGGCGGGACAGATCGCGAATTCGTAGGTCGAGGATTGATGGCGCGGGACGGTTGCGCCGGACTTGGGCGGCGCTTGGGTAGGCGTGGACCTTACCGGCCATTGATGCGTGCGGCTATCGCTCGGCCTTCCGGCGATTTTGGGTTAATGGCGCGAACGGGGGCGCGTTTGATGTTGGTATGGGGCCCGCCATGGATAGGGACGCTGCGGGCGCGCTCCGCGCCGGTGAGGTAAGGGCGCCGGTTGGCTTTCTCGTGGTTGATGCCTTTCGCCATAACGCTAACTATGGGACCGAGCGCTTCCACCGTCAACATTATTGACAGCGGCAACATTCAAGGCCTATAGCGGTAACCGGATACCGCATCGGGGTCGCGCATTGGCTCGGGGAAACCCAAAGTGGACGAAGGACAACCCGCCGCCGACCGCGTGGACGAAAGAGACGCGGCCCACCCCCGGTAAGCGCGGCCCGTCCAAGCCGGTGGCAAAGGCCCGCGAGGCCATCGCCAAGTTTGTGGATGGGAACTCGGGGCGGCTTCAGGAAGGGCTGGATGAGGTCGCGTTCCGGGATGGCCCCAAGGCGGCGCTGAAGGCCTTCTCCGATTACGTCGAGTATCACGTTCCCCGTCTGGCCCGCACGGAAGTGACGGGCGAGGACTCTGGGCCGATCAAAATCACGGTTCAGTGGCAAGAGCCGGAAAAGAAAAAATAGGATGGGCGAGCGCATCGTCACCATCCCCTACACCCCTCGGGGCGCTTTTGCGGGGTTTCACGACCGGACGCAGAGATGGGCGGCGCTCGTGGCCCATAGACGCGCCGGCAAGACCGTTGCCGCCGTTAACGATGTCATCCGCGCCGCCGTGACGTGCAAGAGCGTCTCCCCGCTCTTTGGCTATATCGCCCCGTTCCGCTCCCAGGCCAAGTCCGTCGCCTGGGGCTATCTGAAACGCTATTCCGAGCCGATTTGCCAAGCCACCAACGAGGCCGAATTGCAGATCGACCTCGTGACGGGAGCCAGGATTCGCCTGTTCGGGGCCGATAACGCCGATGCCATGCGCGGGCTCGGCTTCGATGGCGTGTTCATGGACGAATATGGGGATTTTCGCCCGTCCGTCTGGGGTAGCGTCATCCGCCCCACGCTTTCCGACAAGCAGGGCTGGGCCGTCTTTGCCGGAACGCCCAAGGGGAAAAACCAGTTCTGGGACATTTTCGACACCGCCAGAGCCAATCCCGCCGAATGGTTCTCGCTGGTACTGAAAGCATCGCAGAGCGGCATCCTGCCCGAAGGTGAGATCGAGGCCGTCCGAGCCCAAATCACGCCCGATCAGTTCGAGCAGGAATACGAGTGCAGCTTCGAAGCGGCCATCCTTGGCGCGTTTTACGGCATTGAAATGCGCGAGGCGAATGAACAGGGGCGCATAACGGCGGTCCCCCACGACGACGCGATCCCTGTTCATACCGCTTGGGATTTGGGCTTCAAGGACGACACCGCGATCTGGTGGTTTCAGGTCGTCAGAGGCGAAGTCCACGTCATCGACTACTACTCCGTCTCGGGCGCGAATATCGAGGATTTGGCAACGGTCGTTTCCTCCAAGCCCTACAATTACGGCGTTCATCACCTGCCCCATGATGCAAGAGCCAAAACGCTCGCGGCGCAAGGCAAATCCATCGTCGAGCAATTGGCCTCTCATCTAGGCCTGCACGCTTTACGCATCGTCCCAAATCTTTCGGTCCAGGACGGCATCCAGGCCGCCCGCATGACGCTGCCGCATTGTTATTTCGATGCGTCCAAATGCAAGGAAGGCATCGAGGCGCTCCGTCAGTACGAGCGCGAATACGACGAAGACACCAAGGCCTTCCGCAAGAATCCAAAACATAACTGGGCCTCACACGGCGCCGATGCATTTCGGATGCTGGCGATTGCCTGGCGCGATGAGCCTCTGGGTACCACCCAAGCCCCAAAGGAATCCGTCCTTCTCGTCGGCCCGCAAAACACGGCGACCCTCGAAGATATGTGGGCCGAGAAAAAAACGCACAGGAGAGCCAGGATATGAGCGGCGTAGAACGTGGCTACGGTTATCAGTATGAGACCGTCGCCGTCTCCCAAACCTCTCAGGTATTGGGCGGAACCGGAGCGGCAGGCGATTACGTCCACCGCCTCATCGTCTCGGTTATTACTGTCGCAACCGCATCCGTCACCCTCATAGATGGTTCCACCTCCATCGTTCTTCTCACGGGCGCCGTTGGGCTCGTAGCGGGCGTCTACACCATCGAGGTCGGCCTATCCGCCGTCACGGGCCCCTGGAAAATCACCACCGGCGCCGGGGCTACCGTGGTCGCCATCGGCATCTTCTCGGCCTGAGGACAATAAATGGCCGATTATCCCGACACACCCATTGGAGAACGCCTTCGCGTTGTCGCCGCCTATGACAATGAGTTCAAGCGGTGGGAAGCGCGCGTCACCAAGATACTCAAGCGCTATCGGGATGAGAACCGTACACAGGCTTCGAACGAAAGCGCGAAGTTCAACATCCTGTGGTCGAACGTCCAAACCCTCATTCCTGCCGTCAATGCGCGGCTTCCCAAAGCGTCCGTCTCGCGCCGCTTCGCCGACAACGATCCGGTGGGCCGTGTTGCATCGCTTCTTCTGGAAAGAGCGCTGGATTACGAGATCGAGCACTATGCGGATTTCCGCTCATCCATGCGCTATTGCGTCGAGGATCGTTTCCTCGGAGGCCGCGGTGTCTCCTGGGTGCGCTACGACCCGCACGTCAAAACGCAAGACCTCCCCGACGATGGAGCTCAGATCACCGAGGACGTGGACGAGGATTCCGACGAGGGGCCTCCGGAAGAAATCGAATATGAGTGCGCTCCAACCGATTACGTCCATTGGCGAGACTTCGGCCACACCGTAGCGCGGACATGGGAAGAGGTGCCCGCCGTCTGGCGCTGGGTCTATATGACGAAGGCATCCGTGGCCGAACGCTTCGGCGAGGAAAAAGCCAAAAAGGTTGCCTTCGATCAATCCCCCGAAACGCTGTCCCGCAACGTCGCAAGAGAAAACGACCAGGCGAAAATCTGCGAATACTGGGACAAGACAACCCGCAAGGCCTACTGGTTCTCGAAGAACGCAAACGAGTTTCTGGATGAACGCGATGATCCGCTAGGGCTCGAAGGGTTTTTCCCGTGTCCTAAACCACTCTACGCGACAACGACCAGCGACACCCTCGTTCCAGTGCCGGATTTCTGTCTCTATCAGGATCAGGCGAACGAGCTGGACATCCTCTCCGACCGCATCGACGGGCTCGTGAAATCGCTTCGCGTGCGCGGCCTCTACGATGCCAGCCAGCCGGCGCTTCAACGCCTCCTGACCGAAGGCGACAACAACACCCTCATCCCCTGCGATAAGTGGGCGGCCTTTGCCGAGAAGGGTGGCTTGGCGGGGAGCATCGACCTTCTTCCCCTCGATATACTCGCGAGCGCCTTACTCCAATGCTACCAGGCGCGATCCGACATCAAGGGCCAGATTTACGAGATCACCGGGATTTCGGACATCATCCGGGGCCAATCCGCCGCGTCCGAAACCGCGACCGCTCAACAACTCAAGGGCCAGTATGCGGGTCTACGTCTCCGCAACATGCAGGCGGATGTTGCGCTGTTCGCGAGCGGGCTTCTCCAGCTCAAGTCCCAAGTCATCTGCGGCAAGTTTCAGCCCGAGACCATCCTGAAATACGCGGCAGCGGAACAGTTATCTCCCGCCGATCAAAAGATCGTGCCCCGGGCCCTGATGCTTCTCCAAGACAATCCGCTGAGAAATTTCCGCATCGAGGTCGCGGCGGATTCTCTTGTTCAGATCGACGAGGACCAGAACAAGAAAGACCGCATGGAGTTCATGGGGGCGTTCTCGACCTTCATGCAGCAGGCGGTTCCCGCAGCCCAGGCCATCCCAGAATTAGGACCGCTCCTGATGGATGTCGTGAAGTTCGGCGTCGGCGCCTTCAAGCAGGCCAAGCAGATCGAGGGCACCATCGACAAGGCCCTCATGCAGCTCGCGGAAGCCCAGAAGGCCAACGCCGGGAAACCCAAACAGAACCCGGAAGCGGAAAAGCTCGCGATGGAAGCAAAGGCCCGGCAGGCCGAAGCGCAGATGGACGCGCAGCTCACCATCCAGGTCGCGCAAATCGAGGCCAAGGCCGAAGCGCAGCTTCAGATGATGAAGCAGCAGCACGAAGCCATGCTGGCTCAAATGGATCAGCGCAACGAAACGCAGATGAAAATGCAGGAGCTTGCGGCGGAAGAACGCTTCGAGCGCTGGAAAGTTCAGTTCGAAGCCTCGACGCAAGTTCGCATCGCGGAGATTTCTGCGGAAGCAAAGCCTGCGGAAACAAAGCAATGAGCCGCACCCGCACCATCTACGACAGTCATGGTCCGAAGGCCGAATACAAGGACGGCGAGCTTGTGTGGACGCGCGTAGGTTACAGCGTCGAGCCCGGCGACACCCTGCAAATCATCCCGGACATCGAGGCCTACCGGAGCATGGCGGACGGCTCGATGATTACGAGCCGCTCCGAGCATCGTGAGCACCTCAAGCGCCACAACTGCATCGAGATCGGCAACGAGACGATGCAGAGCGCTCCCAAGCCGCCAACGGTATCGAACCGCGAAGCGCTGCATCGCCGCCTTGGCGATATGAGCGACCGGCAGGCGAACAAGATTCTCAAAGAACTCAGGAGAGGCTGACCCATGGCGCTCGAAGTCAAGGCCGAAGAAACCACAACCGAAGCCGCCCCCGACCGTAGGGATGTTCTCGAATCCGCTTTCACCGAAGCGGAAACCGCCGAACCGGAACTTCCTCTCGGAGACCGCGCACGCGACGAGAAAGGGAAATTCGTCGCCAAGGTTGCGCAGCCCGAGCAGACCGAAACCCCGGAAGCAGCCGAGCCCGTCTGGAGGCGCCCGCCGCAAAGCTGGAAGTCGGATTACCACGAGGCATGGAAAACCGCCGATCCGAAGCTTCAGGAATATGCGTTTCAGCGCGAAGAGGAAATGCGCAAGGGCGTCGAGCCCCTCATCGGCAAAGCCAAGTTCGCGGATTCGATGCAAGCGGCCATCGAGCCCTATATGCCGACTATTCGCGGCCTTGGCGTCGAGCCCGCGCACGCCGTCCGCGCCCTCATGCAAGCCGACCATGTTCTGCGCACGAGTGGGCCGGAACAGAAGCGCGCGTATTTCGCGCAACTGGCCCAGCAGTACGGCGTCAATCTCTCCGACGTAGCGCCGCTTCAGACCGAAGCGCCGAATCCTATGTTGAGCGCGATGCGCAACGAGATAACGCAAATTCGCGGCGAGCAGCAATCGTGGAAACAGATGCAGGAGCAGGCCGAAAATCAGCGTCTACAGACGCAGATCGAGACCTTCTCCAAAGGCAAGGAGTTTTTTGAAGAAGCGCGGCCAACGATGATTACGCTCCTACAGGGCGGTGTCGCGGCCACGTTAGACGACGCATACGACAAGGCAGTACGCCTCGATCCGAAGCTGTACGAGAAGGTTCATGCAGGCACACAAGCCAAGCAGGAATCCGACCGTCGCGCTTCGAAGGACATGGCCGCGAAAGCAGCCAAGGCGGCGGCGGTAAGCGTTAAAAGTTCCACACCCGGAAAGACAACGACGACCAACGCGCAAGATAGGCGCTCCATGCTGGCCGAACAATTCGACAGTTTGAGCGAGCGCCTTTGATCAACTGATGAAGGAGTTTTGCAATGGCTTTCGCAAACAGCTCCATCAGCGACATCATTGCGACCACGATTCAAAGTCGCACGGGTGAGCTGGCGGACAACCTGACCAACAACAATGCGCTGCTGCGGCGCATCAAGGATCGCGGCAACGTCAAGACGTTCTCGGGCGGTAACGTGATTTTGCAGGAAATCATGTACAACGACACCACCACGAACAACACCAATAGCTACAGCGGCTACGAGGTGCTGAACGTCTCCCAGAATTCTCCGATCAGCTCGGCGCAGTATTCGATCACGCAGTACGCATCTGCGGTGTCGATTTCCGGCCTCGAAATGATCCAGAACTCGGGGAAGGAAGCGATCATCGACCTTCTCGATGGCCGCATGAACGTCGCCGAAGCACAACTGATGAACCGCATCGGCTCGGACATCTATCTCGACGGCACGGGCAACTCGGGCAAGAACATCACCGGCCTCGGTGCTGCGGTTCCCGATGTGCCCACCAGCGGCACGTATGGCGGCATCGACCGCGCGACGTGGACGTTCTGGCAGTCCAAAGCCTATTCCGGCACCACCAACGGCGGCGCTGCCGTCACCGCCTCGAACATCCAGGCCTACATGGATGCTCTGGCCGTGCAGCTCATCCGTGGCACCGACAAGCCGGACCTGATCGTCGCCGACAACAACTACTACAAGTTCTATCTCCAGTCGTTGCAGTCCATCCAGCGCATTTCGGATTCCGGTTCGGCCATGGCCGGCGCGGGCTTCGCATCGCTGAAATATTACGGCGCCGGCATGGCGTCGGATGTGGTGCTCGACGGCGGTATCGGCGCGGCTGCGACGGCCAATCACATGTGGTTCCTCAACACCAAGTACCTGATGTTCCGGCCTCACAAGAGCCGCAACTTCGTCCCCATCGGCGGCGAACGTCAGTCGGTCAACCAGGACGCCATCGTGAAACTGATCGGCTGGGCCGGGAACCTGACCTGTTCCGGGTCGGAGTTCCAAGGCGTGCTGATCGCGTAACGACCGGCAAAAGGAGAAAAAGAACATGGCTTACACTTTCGACGAACCCCGCATCGGCATGTTGCAGATCGCGGTCACCGACGCGGGCGTCACAATGGCGAATGGCTCGTCTGCCATTCCCACGCCGCCAAACACGCTCGGCCAAGTTTGCCGCGCCTTCGACCCGACCTACGGCGAAGGTGAGTTCATCATGCTTGTTGGCGTTGCCAGCACCGTGGTTGGCACGTTGGTCGCTTATAACGCCACCACCTATCAGACTGCCTTTACGCCCAACACGGCGGGAACAGGCACTCCGGTAGCGGTGGCTATGTCGGCCTGTACTGCTGGTTTGTTCGGTTGGTATCAGATCGGCGGGCTGGCAGTTATCAACAAGACTGCAACGCAAGTCACTGCGGGTGTGCCTGTTTACCAGTCGGCAACGACTGGCAGCATCATGCCCACGGCTGCAACGGGTCGGCAGATTCTTGGCGCTCGCTCTGCCAATCTGGCAACGGTGACGACCACAACCGCTACCTTGATTGTGTCAATCAATCGTCCGCATCTGCAAGGTCAGATCACTTAATGATTGTTCCGTCTAATCTAGACGAAATGATTCCCGTTGTGTGTAACACGGGCGATCAAGAAGTCCTCGGCAACATAACTGCTGCCGCTGCTCTTGATCTCCCGTGGTTACAACTTTCTGAGCCGCATGACGGAACTGCTGTGATTGTGGGGGGCGGTCCTTCAATGAAGGCGCTGCTCCCCATGATTGCCGCCCACCAGCGGTCTGGACATAAAGTTTTTGCCGTCAATAACACAATCCCCAGTTTAAACATTGCGGGTGTCAATCCCGACTATTTTGTGCTTTTGGATTCCAAGCCTAGCAATGTTTATTTTGTTCGGCCTCACAAAGACACAAAATATCTAATTGCGTCCCAATGCAATCCAATCGTTTTTGCAGCCTTAGAAGGCCATGATGTAACCGTCTGGCATCCGTCTTTCCCCGGCATTTGGCCCATTATTGGCGACAAACCGTGTGCCGTGATCGGCGGTGGATCGTCTGTTGGGCTGCTCGCTCTGAGCGTGGCATTTTGTATGGGCTACAGGACCATTCACGTTTACGGCTTGGACTCCAGCTATTCTCACAGCGGCATGGCCCACGCCTACGCTCAAAACGCTGACGATGACTGTGCGAATTACAATGTGAACGGCGCAGAATACTCGGCAGCAAAATGGATGGTTCGGCAAGCCGTTGAATTTCAAGACGTAGCGGTCCAGTTGGCCGCTGAGAATACAATCATTCATGTCCACGGTTATGGCCTTCTTCCGGCGGTAGCCCAGGCAATGATCGGATCAAACAAAGTAGATTTGAACCATGTTTTGCAATGATGTCTTTGAGTTGATCGGCCACCCGCTCACCTCTGTATCTCTAGCGACCAGTGGACTTGCGACAACCAATTATTCCTAAGAAAGGACCAGACTATGCCCATTCCTTCCAGAGTTCTCGCGTCGGGCAACTCGCCCCTCTCGACCCAATCCATCTGTGGTGACGGCGCAACAGCCCTTGTCGCTACAGGCACCACCATCACCGATGCGCTCCAGCTATCGGCGGTGTGGAACACGCTCACCCCGTCGTCGGCATCCACCGGCGTCATTCTCCCGCCCACCGAAGTCGGCGCGATGATCGGCCTGCGCAACGATAGCGGGCAGACCATCACGGTCTATCCGAAGGCGAGCTCCACCATCAATGCGGGCGCGTCCTCGCTTTCGGTTTCGACCGCCAAGACCGTCATCCTCTTCGCGACTTCCGCAACAACGTGGGCGTCCGTCACCACCGCATAGGAGCAGTCATGCCTTTGGACAGCGACATCGAAAACGCCGACAGCAAGTTGAGCGTCGAGTTCTACACGAACGTCACCCCGCTTTATCAGGGCAAGGATTTCGTGCGGATATCGGTGCCCGGCGACACCACCAGCATCGTCATCCAGCCGGTGCGGGAAGATCACAAGCGGCGCTTCCCGCGCCAATGGCTCTACTACCAGATGAAGAACGCGGGCGACGCGATCCCCGGCACGAAGTTGCAGACCTGGCACGAGGACGAGCCGGAAATCTTCACCATAGGCCAGATGGAGGAACTTCAGATTTTAAAGTTCCAGGTCGTCGAGCAATTGGCCGGCGCTGGAGACAGCCAGTTGCAGCGTATCGGCATGGGCGGCGTCGGGCTTCGCGAGCGGGCCAAGGCCTATCTCGCATCGAAGAACCGCAGCGCCATATCGGCGGACAACCAGGCGATGCGCGACGAGCTTGCGGAACTTAGGGCGCAGGTCGCGTCACTCACAGGGCTGATCCCCGAAAAGCGCGGCCCCGGCAGGCCGAGGAAAGAAGCGGAGGCCGAGGCGTAATCCATGTCGAGCACGATGCTTCAGCTTATGACGCAGGTGACGGCGGAGTTGGGCGTTCCAATTCCGTCTACAGTCGCGGGGAACAACAATCAAGACGTTGTGCAGCTTCTCGCGCTGATGAACGCCTGCGGCTACGAGCTGATGCGCAAGCACGATTGGCGCGCACTCACCAAGCCCTACATCTTCACGACACAATACCTGACCACCACCGGAACGTGGAGCGCGAGCGGCACCACGATCACGGCCATCCCGACAACCTCCGGTCTCGATACGACCTACATGGTCGTCGGCACGGGCATCCCGAACGGGGCGTTTATCTCAAGCGTGGATTCCGCAACGCAGGTTACGTCAACGCTGACCTTCACGGGGGCCGGAACGGCGGCGGCGCTTTATTTCCAGAAGGTGAAATACGCGCTCCCGAGCGATTACGACGCCATCGTTCCCAGAACCCAATGGGACAAGTCGAAGCATTGGGAAATGCTGGGGCCGGAAGATGCCCAGCAATGGGAATGGCTGCTCTCCGGCTTCATCAGCACGGGGCCGCGCATCCGCTGGCGGCTGTTCGGGGCGTATTTCCAAATCTGGCCGGGCTATTCCGGCGCGGAAGTTCTCGGCTTCGAATACCGCAGCAACGCATGGGCGGCGTCAACTCTTGGTGTGGCAAAATCGAGTTTCACGGTCGATACGGACACCTGCATCTATCCCGACCGCGTAATGGTCAACATGACGAAGCTGAAGTATTTCGAGGCCAAGGGCTTCGATACGACGGCGATGTACAGAAATTACATCACCGAGTTTGAAACCGCGATGGCGCAGGACACGTCGGCAGCAAATCTCTCGTTTGCTCCGACGCCGGGCTCTGTCCTCATCGGGTGGGATAACATCCCGGATTCCGGCTTCGGGCCGGCCTGATGGCGCGTACCCGCACCCAAGTTCAACGCGCCGCTGCCGAAGTCGCCTCGGTCCCTGCACCCGTTGGCGGCTGGAACGCGCGCGATTCCATCGCGAACATGGACCCGCTCGATGCGGTGTCACTGGTCAATATGTTTCCCAACGTCTCGAATTGCGTTCTGCGTGGCGGCTACACCGAGCACGCGACGGGGATGACGGGACAGGTGCAATCTCTGTTGCGCTATTCGCCACCCTCCGGCACCGAAGAATTATTCGCCGTCGTCGGGACGCCATCGCTGGCGATTTATGACGTGACGGCGGCTGGCGCCGTTGGCGCGGCTGAAGTTTCCGGCCTCACAAACGCCTATTGGGAATTTTCGAACGTCACGACAACCGGAGGCAGTTATATCTATGCGGTGAACGGCGCCGACAAGCCGCTTCTCTACAACGGCTCGGCATGGACCTCTATCGACAGCGGCTCGACGCCCGCCATAACCGGCGTGACGACGACGACGCTTTCCAATGTCACGCTGTTCAAGAATCGCGTCTGGTTCATCCAGAAGGATACCCTCAAGGCTTGGTATCTTCCGACCTCCGCAGTAGGCGGCGCCGCGAATGTCCTAGACCTTAGCTCGATTGCGCGCAGGGGCGGCTCCCTCGTCGATCTGGACGCCTGGACAATTGATGCAGGCTACGGCGTTGACGACAATCTCGTTTTCATCACGAGCCAAGGCGAATTGATCGCCTATGCAGGAACCGATCCATCAAGCTCAACCACGTGGGCGCTGATAGGCGTGTGGCAACTTGGAGAGCCCATCGGGAATAGGTGCCTCCTGAAATGGGGCGGCGATCTTCTTGTCTTGACTTCGGACGGACTTATCCCTTTGGCGTCCGCGCTTCAAAGCTCTCGGCTCGATCCTCGTGTTGCTCTCTCGGATAAAATCCAGGGCGCCATCAGCGCGGCGACTTCCAACTACGGCACAGGCTATACATCGAGGGGCTGGCAGCTTGTCTATTACCCGGCGCGCAATGCGCTCTGGGTGAATGTGCCGGTGGGGCTGAATACCCAAGAACAGTATGTGATGAACACGATCACTAAATCCTGGTGCCAGTTCCAGGGGTGGGCCGCGAACTGCTGGTCGATCTTTCAGGATGTGCCCTACTTCGGCACCGATGGCGTTGTCTGCGTCGCGTGGGACGCGACCTATGCGGACAACGGCACGAACATAGACACGTTCAGCCTCCAAGCCTTCAACTACTTCGAGGCGCGCGGCATCAAGAAATACTTCACGCGGGCGCGGTTGAGCATCTTCACCGATGGCGTGCCGAGCATCTACATCGGAATGAATGTCGATTTCGATGTGTCGAACACGACGGCGCCGCTTTCGTTTTCGCCCTCTGCCTATGGCCTTTGGGATACCGGCGTTTGGGATACCGCGATCTGGGGCTCGGGGAACGTCATCACGAACAACTGGCAGGGAATAACCGGCATCGGTTACTGCGGCGCGGTCCAGATGAAAAGCGCGTCCTCCGGTTTGCAAATCGAATGGGCCTCTACCGATGTCGTCTATCAGCAGGGTTGGGCCGGGATATGAGCTACACGGTCGCCATCGAGAATTTTATCGAAACCTACTCCGAGCTTGAGCCGATTTATCGCGAGCACTATTCGGAGCTTGTCGCGCGGCAATCGGCGTGCGGCATTGAAATGCCGCCCTATCGCCCACGCCTTGACGAATACCGCAAGGCCGCGAGCGCCGGGTATCTCCTGCATTTTGTAGCGCGGCTTGATGGCGAGGCTGTTGGCTATGCCAATTGCTACATCACAAGCGACATGCACAACAGCGAACTCATCGGCATGGAAGACGCGGTGTTCGTGACCTCGAAGCATCGCAAGGGCGTGGGCCGGATGCTGATGAACGCGGGGCTTGCAGAACTAAAGCGGCGTGGGGCGAAGCACGCCTTTGTCAGCGTCACCACGGATCCGCGTGTCGCGCTGTTGTGGAAGCGCATGGGCTTCAAAGAGACGGCCATTCAAATGACGTACACCTTTTAGGGAAAAACCATGTGTGCTCCAAGCCCTCCCGCTCCCCCTGATTATGCCGGTGCCGCTGTCGCTCAAGGCGCTGCGAATGTCGATGCCGCGCGCGTCTCCGGGAGGATGAGTAACCCTAATGTCTACGGGCCGCTCGGCTCGCAGGTGGTGTCTTGGAATGGGGACCAGCCGACGGTCACGCAGTCGCTCACGCCCGACGCGCAGGCCACACTTAATTCCCAGCAGCAGGTGTCCAGGAACTTGGCCGACTTGGGCGTCCAGGGGATCGGCACGGCTCGAAGCGTCATCAGCAATCCCTTCAGCCCCAATCTGCCCAACATGCAGACCTCTCTCGGGGGGAATTACGCGCCCAATTACGGCCCAACCCCTTCCGCCTATGGCTTGGCAAGCGGCGGTCCATCCGGCGGTGCCTACGGTTCCGCCAATGCAGGTCCGAGCGGTGGCGCCTATGGCTCCGCATATGGTGGTCCGTCCGGCGGTGCTTATGGCTCGGCCAGCGCTGGCCCGAGTGGGGGCGATTACGGTTATGCTGGCGGCGGGCCCTCCGCTGCGAATTACAGTGCTGGTGGCGGTCCATCCGCCGGTGCCTATGGCTCTGCAAGCGGCGGGCCTTCGGCGGACAGCTATTCCGCCGGTAGCGGGCCCGCTGGCAGCGCCTACGGCATGGCCGACGGCGGGCCCTCGGCTGCGAATTATAGCGCGGGCGGCGGGCCCTCGATGGGCCTGTACGGCATGGCCGACGGCGGGCCTTCCGCTGGCTCCTATGCGGCTGGCGGTGGACCGAGCGGGAACGCCTATGGGTCGGCCCAAGGCAATGTCTCAGGGCCTAATCTCCAATCGGCCCTTGCGTCCTACGGGCAGGCCCAAGGCGGCGTTAACGGTCCAAACCTTCAGTCCGGTTATGGCGGGTTCGGTTCCGTCGCGGGTGCGCCCAATCTCATGGGGATGGGCCAGGCCGATGGCAATGTCGCGCAGACGCCTGTGGATCATGGGCCGGGAGCGGGCGCGTTTGGCATGGCGCAAGGCGGGGTCAACAGCCCGAATTATCAGACCTCTCTAGGCCCCTATCAGCAGGCCCAGGGGAATGTCTCGGGCCCGTCGCTGCAAACACAGATCGGCTCTTTCGGAACCTCGCAGGGCGGCGTTGCGAGGCCGACCCTAGAGAGCTCGATCCGAACCAACGGCATGGCTCAAATGCCGGTCAATGCCGGGACGACGGGCCAAGACGCGATCATGGCCCGGTTGGCACCTCAATTGGACCGCCAGGACGCGGCGCTCCGTCAGAGGCTCGCGAACCAAGGGCTTGTCGCGGGCGGCGAAGCCTACACGAACGCCATGACGGACGCGGGCCAGCAGCGCAACGATTTGCTCTCCCAAGCCGCCCTCTACGGCATCGGGCTCGACACCAGCGCGAACGCTCAAGGATTTTCGCAGGCGCAAGCGCAAGCGCAATTCGGCAACGAAGCGCAGATGGCGGGCTTCAACGCGGACCTCACCAATCAGCAGGCCGGAAATCAGGCGATAGACCAGAACTTCAACCGCGCTATCCAAGGCGGGCAGTTCGGCAATCAGGCGCAACTCGCATCCTTCGGCGCCAACGTGCAAGGCCAGCAGCTTGCCAATCAGGCGGCGGCGCAGAATTTCGGGCAGCAGCAATCGGCGGCGCAATTCGGCAACCAGGCCCAGCAGGACGCTTTCCTTGCCGCTATGCAAAATCAGCAGGCGGGCAACCAAGCCATAGGCCAAAACTTCGGCCAAGGGATCGCGTCGCAGCAGGCGTTCAATCAGGCGAGCGCGCAGCAATTCGGCCAAGGCGTCACAGGCGCGCAGCTACAGAATAGTGCGCTCGGTCAAAACCAGCAGGCGGCGCTTTCCCAGCAGGCCGCAGCGAACGCCGCCCAGGGCCAGCAATACGGCCAAGCGCAGGGTCAGGCGCAATTCGGCAATCAATCGCAACTCGACGCCTTCAACGCGGCGATGCAGAACCAGCAGGCCGGAAACTCGGCCATTGCCCAGAATTTCGGCCAAGGTGTCACGGCTGGGAATTTCGGCAACACGGCACAGTTGGCGCAGTTCGGGGCCGGGATGCAAAATGCCGGGCTCTACAATCAGGCGCTATCGCAGAATTTCGGCCAAGGCCAAGCCGCCCAACAGATGCAAAATCAGGCGTCGGGGCAGAACTTCGCTCAAAGCCAAGCCGCGAATGATGCCTATAACCGGGCTATTGGACAGAACTACAGCCAAGCCGCCGCGATCCAGGCTGCTCAAAACGCCGCCGCCGCGCAGAATTTCGGCCAAGGCCAGCAGCAGTCATCGGCGGCCAATGCGGCGGTCGGCCAGAATTTCTCGCAAGGCCAAGCCGCGCAGCAGATCGCCAATTCCGCGATGGGTCAGAATTTCGCGCAGGGCCAAAACGCGAACGACGCCTACAACCGCGCCATCTCGCAGAATTTCGGCCAAGGCCAGGTGGCCCAGCAATTACAAAACTCGGCCCTGGGTCAAAACTTCGGACAGGGTCAGCAACAGTCTGCCGCCCAGAACGCCGCCATCGGTCAGAATTTTGGGCAAGGTCAGGCCGCGAACGATGCTTACAATCGAGCTATCGGTCTGAACTTCGGTCAGGGCCAAGCGGCCAATGCGGCGAACAACCAGGCCATCGGCCAGAATTTCAGCCAGGGCCAGATCGCAAACCAGGCGCTTAATTCAGCCATCGCGCAGAACTTCGGTCAGGGCCAAGCAGCGCAGCAGGCGGCCAATGCGAGCGTTGCGCAGAACTTCGGGCAGGGGGTTACTTCGGCGGGCGCTTACAATGCCGCGCTAGGCCAGGGGTTCAACCAGAACCTTCAGGCCGCGCAATTCGGCAATCAATCCATTGCCCAATCGCTTGCGCAGCAACTCGCGCTCAGAAACCAGCCGCTGAACGAAATCGCTGCCCTCATGTCGGGCTCGCAAATCCAACTGCCGCAGTTCCAGGGCTACCAGGGCCAGAACGTAGACGCCGCTCCTGTATTCCAGGCGGCGCAGGCCCAAGGGCAAAACGCGATGGATATGTATAAAGCGCAATCGGCCAACTCAAACGCTTTGATGCAGGGCATTTTCGGGCTCGGTTCTTCCGCGATGGGGATGAAGTGGTGACCTGATGGCAAACCAATACGTCAATTTCAACTACGCCAACCCCTACGCCGCGCAACGGGCGGAGGTAGAACGCCAGCAGAAGCTCGCCGAAATATTGGCGCAGCAGGCGCGCGAGCCTATCGAGACGACCAATGTGGGAGGCTTCGAGGGCCAAATCTCCCCGCTCTCCGGCATCGCCAAAATGCTTGACGCATACAACGCCAAGCGCCGCGAGAAGGAAAACACCGCCGAAGCACTCAGGCTCAACGAGGCGGAATCCTCCGAGCGTTCCGGCGACATGGCGAAAATCGCACGCGCCCTTCAAGGCTACGGCACCCCCGAAATGGGCGAGCACGCCATGGCGGGATTGCTGGCATCACCAACGGGTGAGCAGGCATCCCCGGAGGCATTGGCCGGCGCATTGGGCGGTCAGAAATTCTCCCGCGCGCCATCGGTTCAAGGCGCTTATGAGGCCGCCGCCGGTTCGCGCTTCCCGGAGCTTCAGCAATTCGGCATCGAGGGGCGGCTGTCCCAGGTGCAGGACGAAGCGGAGCGCAGACGCCAAGCGCTTCAGGACGCGAATAAGGTGCAAGTGTACGCGCCGGGCGCGGCAGGGGTAAAGACTGGCCCAGACGGACAGCCTGTCCAAGTTTACAAAAACGAGGCGGCGCCTCCCGCACCAAGAAATTCGCAGATCGCGGGTGGCTTGGAAAAGGGCGAGGATGGGAAATGGACACCCATTCCCGGCTATGTCGGCCAGCAAGAGGCGATTGCACGCGCTCGCGACAAGGCCGATGCGACCGCCGCGACCCCCGATGCTCCGACGGCGACAGACCCGGAAAGCGGTAGCATCCTCGCGCAGACGGGGCTCTCACTGCCCGGCTTCTACGCGCTCACGGGGCAAGCCAGTAAAATCCCGCGTGATGCGGCCTCGCGAAACGCCGCCTTCAAGGCCGCTGAGAATTTCGCGAATAAAAATGGGGTGGATTCCGCCGTCCTCGCAAGCCAGTACGAAGCCTATAACGACACGCTTACCGCCAACATCAAGCGCGTTAACCAGACGAAGATCATGGAGGGCGAGCTTAACGGCACCCTCGAAAATCTCGCGCCCATTGCTGATAAAGTCGCGGGCAACAAGGTCCGGCTGGCAAATGTCGCCAAGATGTTCGCGGGCGGCGAAACGAACGACCCCGACGTTCAGAACTATCGCTTCCAGCTTAACCAGCTTCGCGCCGAGCTTGCGGCTTACAACGCGGCCCTTCAGGGCCGAAGCGGAAACGGCATCACGGAGGCAGACCGCAAAGAAGCCGAGCAAGTGATTATGAATGGCCTTTCCAGCGGGGGCGCCAAGGGTCTCACGGCGGCGGTTAAGTCCGCGACGGAGAAGATGGGCGGCGTTCTCAATCACAGCGTGGACGTGTCGCGCAAGGCCGTGTGGGACTTGTTCGGAGTGGGCGCCAACTACAAGCCGAAGTTCGGCGGGGCCGCGCCACCGCCTGCGTCCGGGTGGGGAGCCGCTACGGTGGTTAAGCCGTGACCACCTATGAAATCCTCGCACCGGACGGCAAGAAGTACCGGATCGACGGTCCCGAGGGCGCGAGCCAAGATCAGGTGCAGGCCGAAGTCATGCGCCAGAATCCGCATTTGGGAGCGCCAGCGCCATCGGAAACAGCCCCGGCTCCTGAAGCCGCCGCTCCTCCAAAGCCCAGTAGTCTTGTCGATTCCTTGCGCACGCTCCCTGGTAGCGTTGCCCAAGGCGTGGCGGGTGTGGCCGGGCTTCCTGGAGACATGCAATCGCTCGTCAATCAGGGTACGGATTATCTGTTCGACAAGGCGACAGGCTATGACGGGCCTCCCGTACCGAACAAAACGGCTATGCCGACTTCCGGCCAGTTTAATGACGCCGTGTCCAAGCCATTCGGCGGGTACTACGAGCCGCAAACCCTGGCGGGCGAGTATACGAGGACCGTTGGGCAATTTGCGCCCGCCGCGGTCTCTCCTGGGAGCCTTATGGCTCGCGCTTTGCGTGTGGCGGTTCCCGCCGTCGCCTCCGAAACTGGCGGCCAACTTACCAAGGGCTCGTCATGGGAGCCTTATGCACGAGCAGGCTTCGGGCTTGCTGGCGGTCTTGCTCAAGGCATGAGAGAGGCTGCGCTTAAGCCCAACTTGCAATCATCTGCCCCTTCGTTGGAAGATTTGTCGAAGGCAAAAACGGCAGCATACAAAGCCGCAGAAGATTCTGGCGTCGTCATTAAAAAAGATGCGTGGCAGGACTTCAGCCGTGGTCTGCAGGCAAAGCTAGGCAGCAAGCCGCTCCGGGCCGACCTACACAAGAACGCAGTAAGCGCCCTCGATACAATCGCAAGCGAAGCGGGCGATGTAACACTCGAAAATGCCGACGCAATCCGGCAGGTTATCAACGACGCTATTGAAACCGCGAGCGCGCCCGGCGCAAACGGCGGTGATCTGCGCCGCGCTATGCAGGTCAAGGAAGGCCTCGATGACTTTCTTGACGGACTCAAGGCTTCCGATGTTCTGAATGGCGATCCTGCGGTGGCCGTCCCACTTCTAAAAGAAGCTAGGAGCCTTGCGGCGCGGGAGTTTAAAGGCCGCGAAATTCAGAAGCTCATCGACCTTGCGGAGAATAGCGCCAGCACAAATTACAGCGCCTCCGGTGTTGAGCAAGCCCTTCGGGTGCAGTTCAAGGGGCTTAACGCGAAGCTCATCAAAGACCCGAGCCTTGCCAAAACCTTCACCCAAGCCGAACGAGATTCGATTGCAAAAGTCGCGGAGGGCGGGCCGCTCGGCAACGCGCTCCGCTGGCTTGGGAAGTGGGCACCAACGGGTCCGGTGTCTACGGGCCTTGGAGCCGGGGTAGGCGGCGGCATCGGTGCCACCATAGGGGCTGCAGGCGGGCCTGTGGGAGCCGCGATAGGCGCGGGTATCGGTGCGGGAACGGTTGCAGGCGTTGGAGGCCTAGCCAGATCGGGCGCTTCCGCTATAACGCGAAACAACGCAGAGCTTGCAGCCGCGCTCATGCGCGCGGGCAAGCCTATGGCTGCAACGGAAAATTCAACTCCGCGCAATCTCGCGCTTCAAATGCTGCTCTCGCAGGCGGGACGCTAATGCGCGCCAAATTGCATTACCAATCGCAACGCCCGCTAGGGCCAGAAGAACGTACGCACCAGTCATATCCGATTCCATCAGGATTTCCTCTGTTTGCGCCATGCGGCCATCCTTATGACCCCGCATTTCTTGCAGTATTTTCTAATTTCCTTGCCGTCTTTAATCTGCACATAGACGTTCTCAGGCGTTCGTTCATGGCCGTATTTACAGAACGGCTTTGCCTTCCTCTTTATGGCGCTATTAATGCCGCCAAGGAAAAGGCCCGTATAGTCTTGCTGGGAATCGGGGGAGAGGATTTTGTCAGAGTCCCACCCAAGTTTGTAACGCCCCAACGCGGTGCTACTACTGATCCCGAGTTTTTCGGCCCATTGCGTAACAGTCAGCGTTTCCCCCTGATGCTTAAGGTAGCGGTTGCGCGACGTATTATTCGACTGCTCCTTACGGGTCGCCCAACGGCAGTTTTCAGGGCTGTAAGGGCCGTTATTATCAATGCGGTCGATGGTCGTCCTGCCGGGGGCATGGCCCATGTCCGCGAGGAAAATCTTAAAATCTGTCCACGCCTCACAGACCCCAATCCCGCGCCCGCCGTAGCGGGCATAATTCACGGTTTTCGGGTTTGCGCACCTCGCCCGCATCTGCACCCAAATGCGGTAGGTCCGAGTGTAGGACTGCCCATGCCTCTCATGCATGTCGCCAATATAACATACCGAGTGGAGTTGTCAAATGAGTTTTAATGGCAGCGGCACGTTTGTTGTAAACACCAGCGGGCAACCCGTCATCACCGGCACGGTCATCAGCTCGTCCGCGTTCAACCTTCTCACGGCTGACCTCGCGACTGGCCTTTCAACGTGCATCACGAAGGACGGGCAAACCTCTGTTACCGCTAACATCCCGTTCGGTGGGTTCAAAGTTACCGGCGTTGGGCTTGCGACTGCGACCGGCGATGCTCTTTCCTATGGCCGCAATGCCACAGTTTCCGCGCTGGTGGCGACGACCGTCAACGGCAATACGATCACCACCGGCACCGGCATACTCACGCTTGGCGCAAGCAAGACCGCCACGATATCCAACACGCTGACATTCACCGGGACGGACGGCTCATCCGTCGCCTTCGGCGCTGGCGGCACTGTCGCCTATGTCGGCTCCACCGGGACTGTTACCAGCGTCGCGCAGTCCTTCACCGGGGGTCTGATTAGCGTTGCGGGCTCTCCTATCACAAGCTCCGGCACGCTCGCTCTCACAGTGGCTGGGACAAGCGGCGGCATCCCGTATTTCAGCAGCGGCACCACCTGGGCGACATCCGCCGCGCTCGCGGCCAATGCCATCGTCATCGGCGGCGGCGCGGGCGCAGCCCCCGCGACTACGACGACGGGCTCGGGCGTCGTCACGGCGCTGGGCGTCAACGTCGGATCGGCGGGAGCGTTTATCACATTCAACGGCGCGCTTGGCACGCCGTCGTCTGGCACACCCACCCACGGCACCGGGCTTCCGGTTTCCACCGGCATCAGTGGAC